TAGTATTGATTATGTAACAAGGTATTTTTCTTTTAGCACAAGACTTCTGTACAAAACTTACGGTAATTTCTTTTTTAGATTTTTTATTACCAGTTTTCTGTCGTCTCACTTTAGGAGAAGATTTGCTAATGACAACGACCGTAATAGGGTCGGTTTCATCTTGCTGTCTTGCTTCTTTTATAAAGTCTCTAAACTTAGGTACTTGCATTTATTCACCATTTGTTTCATCATCTTTAACTATTTTTTTACCAATATTATATTTTGCGGATAATATCCATTCTTTCTTTTCTTTAAATGGTAATACTTTAATTTGACTTAAAGGTGCTTTGTTTTCAGATTTTTCTTTTTTAACTATATTAATTAAAGACCAATCTTGTAAAAGAATAGCTATTGTATTTCTTCTTTGAATATCGTTTTCTGATAATGTGGCTGTCTTACCATCAAGAGCAAATAACTCTTTAAAATGTACAATGTAATATTTACCTTGTTTATGAAGTATATGACATGACTGAAATAAAGTCTTGTCTTTTCTTGATGCTACACCAATTCTAGTAAGTGTTTCTCTTACTTTTAAAAAGTCATCAGGCTGTTTGATTGTTACTTCTAACATGTCCTCTATTGACCACTTAATACTATCTACCATTAATCTCTCCCACCTTTGTCTAATTTTTTCTTAATATGTTCAAGTTGTTCTTTGGTCAATAAAGTTAAGGCCTCTCTTGCCTTTTCATTGCTATAACCATAGTATTCCTTCACATACTCTAAATCTTTTAACTTGGTTTGTGATAACCACTTACCACCAAATCGCTTCTTTTTTCTGATACTATTTATTAAAAAATGAAATTGTAACTTCTTGGATAAAAAGTGAAGGCCATTCATTTCGTTGGCCGGCATTAATGTGTCCCAAAACATAGAAAGACAACGATTTATAATATATGGTGGATACTTCTTTTCCCACGTAGAATCATCACTGTCTAGTAGTGGTTCTTTTGTTTCATTAATCGCTTTTAAATAATCTTTTAATTCGTACATTTATTTTTATATTTCTCAAAAACATTTATATAATTTAAACAAAAAATATACAATTCTTCATTATCCATAGAAGTTTTAGCTTGATTTGCTAATTTATGTACTATAGAAAAATTTTCAAAACTATTGTCATTAGGATTAGAATTTATATGGTCAATATGACTTTCTGTTAATGCGTTTATAATAATATCTGTTATTCTACATCTTACATAAGGATATATGATTGGTTGATTGTTTTCATCAAAATCTAATTTATTTGTCCATTGATTGACGGCTTGAGCATTTTTATTATTTTGTTGAAAATCTGGCCATATTTTTCTCCATAGATCCAAAGGTTTGTAATTTGGTTTTTCAATAATTTGATTTAATCTATTTGTTCTTTTTTTATCTCCATACATAAATCTTTTTAATTTGCTTCTTATATCATCTACTTGTTTAATATGAATGTTATAATTTCTAATATGACTTTTTTGATTCCAATTATTTTTAAATCTTAAAATTTTATAACCTAATTCATCTCTTTGTTTTTTTCTTCTAATATTAGTTTTTTCTTTTTGTCCTTCACTTATATGATAAGATATTGTGCCTGTTGAACAATTTAATTGTTTGGCAATAATTTTAAAACTTAATCCTTTCTCACGTAAAAAAAATATTTGTTCTTTTAAACCTCTTTTAATAGATGTATTATTTCTCATTTAATTTACAACCTTTGATATTATCTTCCCCATTTGATCTTGTTCCATACACGTTCATGGCACCAATATATAAATGGTTTAACTATCATTTCAACTGCTCCTATTCCTAAACTCACAATAAATTTACCTGTGATAGAATATGATATTGCTATTGTTGTTAAAGTACCGCAACATCTATAACTGTAAGCTTTAATAAAACTTCTTAAAGCTGTTTCTGAACTATTAAATTTCCAATTGTTTATAAAACTTTTAAGTGTCATTTAAATTTACAACCGGCCATTATTTCAGTTAAGCAGGCCACCATATTGATTTCTTGGTCAGCAACAAAGGCCGCTTTGTATTGATAACCAGCAATAATTAATACTGCTTGTGGTATTGATTTAGGTTCTAAATATTCATAAAGATTATCATAGATACTTGAAAATAAAGAACTTGGTTCTTTATCTAAGTTTTGTATAACCCATTTTCTCATACCATTAAAGTCTTTATCTTTTAATTTAACAATAAGGTCTTTGTTATTTTCTTCTGATAAACTAAAAAGAATACCACTATCAATTTTACCACGAACTGAATATCTTTGTAATTCATTTATGGTTCTTCTAAAATCTGGATAGTATTTTTGTATTACTTCTGCCAATATCTTTTTATCAAATTCAACGCCTTCATCTTTTAATATAATAGATAGTCTATCCATTAATTGAGTGGCCGTTTTTACCTTTTGACCATTGACAATTCTAAAATCAATTACAGTACAACGACTATGTAGAGCAGGTATGATTTTGTTTTTATAGTTACAAGTAAAGATAAATCTACAATTATTAAAAAACGTTTCTATAAAGTTTCTTAATGCTGGTTGTACCGATTCGGCGTTCATATAATCAGCCTCATCTATAATTACAACTTTATGATTGGCATCTTTGGTAAGTGAAATAGTAGAAGCAAAGTTTTTGATTTTGTTTCTTAATGTATCAATCTGACGGCCTTCATCTGAACCGTTTATGATAATATAATCGGCACCTATTTCATCACATAAAGCACGAGCTACAGTAGTCTTACCTGTGCCTGCTGTACCTGATAATAACAGATTAGGTATTTCTTTTTTCTTAACGAACTCTAAGAAAGTTTGTTTTAAATCTTCCGATAAAATACAATCTTGTATCTTTTTAGGTCGATATTTTTCGACCCATAAAAAGTCTGACATGTAAATCTCCTTTATTAAAATTCACTATCAGGTTCTAATGCTATCCAATACTGTACTGGTTTACTTCTGTTTATAAAGTGGCTGATCTTTGCTTTAGAGATAGCAACGTCATAATCATCAGAAATAATCTTAAAGTTATCCGCTTTAAAGTAAGCCGTAAATGTTTTGTCTGTTTCACCTACATTTAAAGAGTAATCATTTGAAGATTTGTTCTTTTTATCTGTTGCTACAAAAGATATTTTTTTACCATCACCTTTAATAGCGATGTCTGGTAAATTTAATGTTGTAGCTGCTTTTTGTATCTTAGCAAAGTCATCTTTCTTTAATGTAAATGCCACTGTCTTATCTGGCATATTAATACCTTTTTGAGGAGATACTAATACTGATTTGTCAGCAAAGAAATATTTAATTGCTTGTTTAGATTTCTCATCAGAAATTAAAGCATAGTTTGCTCCGTTAACTTTAATAGCAGGCTTATCAAATAACTCTACTGCTCTTAAAAATTCTGATAGATCATAGATACCAAATTCTGTATCAAATTTTTCTGTGATTGTTGCTTCTGCTAGAATATTTTTCATAGCAGATATTGTATTTAACTTACTACCCGGTTTAAAAAGAATATTGTTATTGATCTCACTAAAATTCTTTAAAATAGATAATGTATCTGTACTTAGGTTCATTTCACGTTCTCCTTATCATAGTTTAATAATAATATAACATAATGTACTGCCTTCAATAAGTCAGCACGGTTATATCCGTTTTTCTTACCATACCTACACAAATATTTAATTGCGTTGGCGTGGCAAAAATCTTTTCCAATTTTTAAAGTTTTAAATAAATCTTGTACTTGAAAGCCATCTTTACCTGTTGAGTAATGTTGACCATAAGTACCTTTGATATAATTAAAGATTTCTTTTAAAATTTTATCTTCATTGTATTTCATAGTATTAATGTATCACACTTTTATTTAAATGTCAATCTATTTTACCCATTGAATGTAAAGTAAATAAGGAACTAATATAGGATAAACTATATGTTCTATAAATTCATATATGATTATTATTGTTAATAGAATTGCCCACCATTTAGATTCTTGTGCTCTTCTACCAACATAAGCAAATAACTTAGAATGATAGTGTCCTAATTTGTGGATAAATTTCATCATATAATTTTGGAGCGGATGACTGGTACTGCCCCAATTTCTCTAGCTTGGAAAGCCAGAATAATACTTTTATACTACATCCGCAATTCCTAACCTAACATAAATTTTTACAAATGTCAATAGTTTAGGATTAGAATTTCTTTACCTTTGGCTGTACCAACCTTTTTAGAACTGTTTTGTCTATTAAAGTCTTTCTCCTGCCAATTGTATTTTGATTTAGGAAACCATTTAGATAATAAAGGGAAATCA